AGTGCTTCGTCTAATTGCTTTTCTATATCAAGTCTTTTTTGTTGTACTACTTTATAATCTTCTTTTAAAAGTTCATCTTCAGGATATCTTCTCATTTGTCTTCTTAACTCAATTAAATCTTCACCAAGTTTATTATACATAAATTGAAAAAATCTAACATCTGATTTATATTGAGTATTTTCTAAAGCACCAGCAAGTTTGATTTCTAAACCAGCAATATCATCAGCATGAACAATTTCTACTCCATCAACTCTTTTATTAGTAGCATAATGAGCTTCAAACCCCCATATGGCACCAACAAGAGTAAATACAGCAGCAACAGCAGATATAGTAGTAATTACTTTTTTAGTAAAATAAGATGTCCATGTTTTCTTTTCTGTTTGTTTATCAGGCATTTTAAGTTTCCTCTATTATTCGTATAGTATCTTGTGAAAGATACGGAAATTGATTTAAACCTAGTTTAATAGTTCTGAGTGTATTATCTCTATTAGTCCAAGGTGATTCTATCCATCTTGGATATAATGTTGAATCATTTACATCAGAATCATATGCATAAATAGTCTTATTACTATTAATGTCTCTTATATTTAGATTTCTAATACCTTTAATATTCTCAAATTCATCAGTAGGAGAAACATTACTGGTATCTAATAAATATTCAGTAATATCATTAAAATCTACCTCACTATTGAATAATTGATTTTCTGCTCTAAAATAATAGATGAGTTTATTTAATACATCTCTTGATATATCTGTAAATTCATATATTCTTTTCTTTCTTATACCTATTTCAAAACTAAAATAAACCAATTCAGGTATTCTCATAATTTCATAAGCAGAAATCATCTTTCTTGGTCTTAAATAAATAAGTAATTCATCTTCCCATGAAGATGAATATTCTGTAGGTACTAATATAGAACCACTTGCCCCCCAATCTGTTGTAATAGTACTACCTGATGTTTGAAGTGTACTAGTTCCATATTCTTCTGGTATAACACTAATATACACTATATTATATTCTTGTGGATTACCACCAGAAGGAATTAAATCTTGTTCGCCATAGGCATTGGCTTTAACAATATCAGATCTTGCTGATAAATAAGAATTATATGCAGTAGCATTAATATTTCTAAATTGTGATTGTAATGCAGATTGAGAATTGAATCTTATTTCATCAATTGTTTCAGAAGCAGCAGCACCTATACTTGCAGCACTTAATGATATTGAAATGTTATCATTATCAACATAACTTGTTGATATTCCTCTTGTAAGTTCAACTAATTCGTCAGATACAATAGACCATGTTTCACCAGAATCGGCACCAATACTACCATCAGTACCTAAACTATCAAGTACTCTAACATTTATTGTGTCTGTTATAGAAGGAATATTTCTTGCAGAATTAAAAACTAATTTATTTCTTCTATATCTATCATAAACAAACATATAAACATTATCAGATACATTAGGTATTAAATCAGAATAAAAATCATCTAATCTTGTCCATTCAGTACCATTAACTGTTACTCTTATACTTGGAATGCTATCCAACAAATCATCATCATAACTATATTCTTGTGGAAGAATTAATTCATTATCAATTAAATCATCACCTGTATATCCAGTTAAATCTGTTATTTCGCCTTGTCTTACAGGAACGTTAATAGTTGTACTACTTCCAGAAGCAGTTACTTCTACAGATGAAGTTGTTGCAAATAAAATTTGATTTCCTTCAGAAGGATCTTGTCTACCAGAATCTAATTGTTTCCATGATAAAACCCTAAGAACATCTCCTGCTTGAGTTCCTGATACTGCAACTTGCAATGTACACCTAGCAGATCTTGTACCTTTGGATTCATATCCCTGTTGTCTTGCTAACCTATTTGCAGCTTCATAAACATCTGCTGTCTCAAGATAATTATTCTTAGCTATCTTATTCATAAAAAAAGTATTCAACTCACTAACATATGCATTGAGTTCCATTAAAATAGAAATATTAGATCCCTCAAAATCATAATCTTTAAATATATCAGATTCTCCAAGTTCTGTTTTAAACTTTTCAATTAATGTTAAGAAATCCATTTCCAAATATGATGGAGTAAATTCAGCCATAACTATATTCCTCTATGTTTTATTTTATCTTGTTAATATAAAATCTATTGTTTCTATCTCATCACTTCCTACAATAGTAAATTTAAGTCTACATTTATATGCATTTTCATCATATAACGGTTCAATATCAAAACCAGTTATATCAATTCTATCATCCCAAATCCTTATTGCATCAACTAAATTTTCAGCAATAAGCCTAGCTGTAATTTCATCAATAGGTTCAAATAAAAGATGTTTTACATTAGAAGCAAAGGTAGGTAACATTCTTCTTTCACCTTGAATTGTTAATATTATATTACTTACACTATTAAATATAGCATCAACACCTGTATCTTTTTGAACATCACCATCAGATTGTTTTGTAAAATTTCCATCGAAATCACTATAAAAAATATTAGACATTTATTTTTTCCTCTTGGGATTTATTACAATAGTACATACATCACTACTCTTATTTATCTTTTCTTTAACAGTTTTTTTAGGAGTTTCAGTAATTAATATACATTCTGTTTCTTCTCTTGCTTTTTTATTATAAAGAATTCTTTCTTTATTCTTCAAATAATATTGTTTATTATACTCTTTTATATGTTCTTTATTATTTCTTTTCCAATCATCAATACTTTTCTTATTTAAAAAAACACCTTTAGGAGTTTTATCATATCTACTCCTGATTTCTTTCATACAATCACGACAATAGATATTTTTTCCATCTGGTTTAGATGAGAGTTTACCGAATTTACCTATTTTTCTATTTCTACCACATCTTTTACATATTTTTTTCATTATATAAGTTTTTCTTTATGTTTATTCTTTCTTGTATACTTTTTCTTATCCTTAAAAAACTGACTGCCTTTAGCTGTAGGTATTCTAAATGCTTTCTTTTTATCCATAGTATCACGATCAATTACAATTTTGTTCTTTTTCTTTTTACCTTCAGGTAAATACTTATCTATAAGATGCATAGTTATACTCCTGCTAACTCTTTAATCTTCTTTTCAATTTCTTGTTTGTCTTCTATATCATTATCCATAATCCAAGCAGTAACCTTAGTAATAAGTTCACCTATTTTAGGTCCTGGTGATAATCCTGTTAATCTCATAACATCTTTACCATCCACTAGTTTGATTTGTTTATTAACTTGTTTCTGCCCGAATTTCTCTTTAACCTTAACCGCTTTATCAATAATCTTCTCAAATTCTCCTGCATGTTTAAACATATGACCCCTAGCATATTCATCAGCTTTACCAACAGCAACAAGAACATCCCAATTATCATCAGAAACAAGTTTAGCTATTTTAGATGGTCTCATTTTTAAAATATTATGAAATTTCATATGATTCCCAACAGCAAATATTAATGCTTCTCTATCTTTATTACTCATCTTCAATCTATCAGCTATAGCATTAACCAAATCTATAGATGATTTTGCATGACCAAGATACTTAGGTAATCCTTCTTTATGTGATAAAGTAACCCCTTTCCCAACATCATGTAGAAGAATAGCTAGGTTTTTAATAGGATTCTTAGTATCACTCTTTTTCAATGCTGCCATAACATGACTAAATACAGATCCACCATGCCCTCTTGTTTCAGGATGATGTTGAAGATTTTCTCTGTACCATTTAAGATTTACTATTTCAGGTAAAATATGTTTCAAGAGTTTTAATTTATCAAGTTGTATAATATACTTTGCAAATTTATCACCACTTTGAGAAGCAGATTTCATTAACTCATCCCTAATACGTTCAGGAGATAATCCAGTTATATTATGTGCTAATTTTTGTGAAGCTTTAGTGGTATCTTTATCAACTTCAAAATCAAGTTTAGCAGCAAACCTAGCAAGTCTCATCATTCTTAAATAATCCTCACCAAATCGTTTATAAGGATCACCAACAGTCTTTAAAACTTTATTCCTTATATCCCTTCTTCCATCAAAATAATCAATAATAT